ATATGAATGGTCCGAGTGTGGTAAGAAACTAACACCACTTACCTCATCGAAGTGCTCATATACCCACGCACCTACCTGCATCCATTCATGTTCTCTAACACTTACAGTAACACTTGGTTTATGTTCGCAGTAATGTCTTTGATATGTAAGCCACAGTTCCAACTGTTCAATAGCAGTCCTATCATTCCTTAATACAGCACCATCTGGAGCTTTCATAGGGAATGTAAACACCTTAACACTATTAGGTTTCATTACATCCGGTTCACAAGGGATGCCTTGGTCCTCCATTAGCTGGGCTATGGGGTCTTTGGCATCTGCTCTTACTCTACGAAAATAATAATCATTATGTCTGGTATGTATGCCACTGGCACTGTCTACTAACTGGCTAACTGTACCACTAGGTTTAATAGCAGTAGTAGCAGTAGCTTGAGTAATGCCTAGCATCTCTGACCAATCTTTATTCACAGACACTACTTCCTTTCTAACTTTCTCAAGAAACTTAGGTAAGGATTCTGAGTCTACAGAACCATTCATAAAACTATTGTCCATTATACCAGTTAATGATACTCCTAATAAGGATTCTTCTTCTGTATTTTTAACCCACTTAGGTCGTAATCTTTTAATATTTGTTAGTGATGCTTGGAATGTACCCAGTATAGTAGCTAACCTAGCCTTACGCATTATATCTTTTTGTGTGTCATCACCTCTTACTACAATCTCTGTTAAGTTACAGAACTGCCCATCTCTTAATATAATTTCACTGCAGGGATTACAACCAAAGTCATGGTCAGTATCTCTTCTGCCAATAGAAGCTACCTGTTTAATTGCTGCTTCTCTATTGAATATACCACGCTCACCAGACTTAGATTCATATAAAGAAGTCCATTCTTTCATAAAGATTCCAATGTCCGGCTTCTCTGTATAGCACACACTATTATTACTTAAAGCCATCTCTGGTGTATCGGACCACCACTGACCACTCTTAGCATTACGCATACGCTCATCGGTCAAATTACTTAGGGAAATCAATGCACTACGCCTAACTCCACCCACTACAACTACCTCTGCTATCTTGCACATCATACGGTGTGCCTCATAGCTAGTTAATTTTCTACCTACTGCATCCTTAAACAAATTAGTAGAGAAATGAAACAAGTCAAGCAATGGCTCTGGTCCACTGGCCCGGCCTCCAAAGGTAGCAAGCCTAGCACCCTTAGGTCTAATCTTTGAGAAGTCCCACTTAGGCATCTCACCATCATAAAGATAGGTAATCAGCTTACGAAATGCAGATTGCCAGCCCTCTTTACTATCCTGTACAACAATAACATCATCAACATCTACCATTTCTTCTGGTACCTCTGGTAGCCTGTTAACAAATTGTCTCTCAACACTAAAGCCAACACCAGTGCCATGCATTAATACATACAAGGCTTCATCAAATGCCTTTGGATGGTCAACACTTAGATAGGCACAGTTATATCCTGCTATATTATTATCTGCTAGTGCTTTACCTGCAGTCATTAGTGCTCTCATACTAGGCATAACTTCTAGGTTTAATACTGCATCCTCTAATACTTGTCTAGTCTTAGGTACTAACTCTTGATTTGTATTTTCTTTTAGGTGTTGCTCCATAAAATCAAAGTATCTAGCAACAGTCTCTTTCCATGTTTCTCTTCTCTTCTTTTCTGGTAGCCATCTAGCATACCTGCTTAGTGCTATAAAGTTTTGGTAGTCATTTGGTAGTGTATTCATTCTTCATCCTCCATTGGTGCGATTTCAATGTCAACCATTCTTTCGCCTTGTTCATCATAATAATCATAATACTTTAGTCTACCATTCCTGTGTAATAACACAGCAGTAGTAATACCTTTTTCATATGATTGTTTGTTTGTAAAGTATACTGTAACAGCTCCTGCTATTATTAGTACACTGCATATTATTACATATTCTAATCCCATTTACTGCTCCTCAAAGTCTTCTAGAAATCTATCTTTCTTTTCTATTAGTTTATTTTCAAATGCATCTAGTAAATCCTCTGGCTCTATCTCTAACTCATCGCATATAAGACAGGTATCATATGTCTTTGCAATGTAGGCCTTTAACTCTGGTAGCTGTTTCAAAAGCTGGCTCCTGTATTGTCAACAAAATAATTAGTTATCTTGCCAGATGGGATTGGTCTTGCTATTAGACTACCATAACAGTCATTCTTAAAATTGCAGAATGAACATGTCATGCACAACTTCTCTTCCCCTTGTTTGGTTAGAGTAGTAGCCTTAGCTAATCTCATTGGCGGTGTATCAGATTCCATCTTATCTTTTAAGTCAACAATAAAAGTATCAACATCCTGCTCAAGTTCTTGCTTACATAACTTAAGAGTTGATTTATTTTTATTTAAAGCAAGGAAGTAACCATGCTCTCTGTTGTCATTCTTACCATATGCAGATAACTGCTTGACATAACCAAAGCCATCATCTGCTATACCAGTGGGCGTAAACTTGTTGTCCCAAGACCAAGCACTAGCTGTCTTAATATCCACTAGCTCACCATCAATAGTACAATCCTGTGAGCCATTAACTCCCTCTACAGTGTGTTTCTTTTGTTGGTCCTTTACCTCATGCCCTGCTAGTTTAATAAGAGCTACAAGAACAGCCTCAAGAACATGGCCCTGTAAGAAAGTGAGGTAAACATTACCATCTATTTCTTCTGGAGTATATCCTTTAACAGCATACCATTGTGCTCTCTCACATCTACCTATGCCAGACATTCTTAGTCCTGCTTTTTGTTCGTAAGGCTCAAAGGCATTCTTAATAGCCTCCTCTACTTCTCGCCCAGCCTGCATAGCTATTGCACCTAAGTCTCCATCATAATTCTTAGACTTCATTACTTCATACACATCTGGTATTAGCGTGTGTATGTTTTTACTGTTTGCTACTTTCATTATTTTTCTCCCTCATTGTAATTTCTATTAGACGATTCAAATACCATTGTGCTTTCTTTAAATCCTCTAATCCATTCTTCATCTTATATCGAGTGACATATTTTACCACATTGCCCTCAAGAAAACTCATATTCTTTGAGGTAATATAATCAATACACTCTATACCTTGTGTGTAATGCTCTGGGTTGATGTTGTCTGGGATTCTGTGTTCATTCCAGTCAACCTTAAATTCATTAGTGCGTTTCATTCCAGCTCCTCCCTATTTTATACTCCCCAGTTATTGGACAGTTTAATTTATAATAATTTGTTGTCTCTTTCATAGCATCTACAATAAGCATGCCAATATAGTCTGCATCATTTGGATTACATTCAATCTGAATCTCATCATGTATGACACCAATTTGTTTATACTTCAGCCCCTCATATTGTGCAAGACCATGAAAAATATCCCAAGCTCTCTTAGCTATGATAGCACCAGCACTCTGGAGTAGGAAGTTAAGGGATGCATGCTCACTCCTAACCCTAATTTTCCTGCCATCCAAAGCATTCAAGTATCCTTTATCAGATGCCTTATTAACCCTGTATCTTAGCTTCTTTAAGGCTGGTGTATTATTCAAGAAGTTCTCTTTAAGTCTCTTGCCCTCTTCTATACCGCCACCTGCAATACTACCTATCTTCTTATCACCTGCACCATACAAGAATGCATATATAAATGTCTTTGCCTTATCCCTTGTATCCAGACCAGCTGATTTTTGATTGGCTGTATGTATATCACCAGTTAATATTTCTTTTGTGTAATTCTTATCGTTCATATAGTGTGCAAGACATCTTAACTCCAGTCCAGATAAGTCAGCACCTACGAGTACCTTATCCTCTGGTACAGTAAATAATGCTCTCATCTCTGGGCCATATTCTTTACCACTGGCTGTAACCTGCTGTAAATTTGGATTACTGCTAGACATGCGGTGTGTGACAGTGCCCATAGTATGAACTCGACTGTGTATTCTACCAGTTCTTTCATCTAGAGCATCCAACCATCCTTTAATCTGGCCCTGTCTTTTCTGTAGCATTAAGTATCTAGCTATCAGCTGTGCCTCTGGAATGTCCACATCCTTAAGTGTAGACTCATCCACCTTAGGCTTACCAGTCTCTGTAAATATACTAGGCTTCCAACCATAATGCATAAGGTGCCTGCCTACCTGTTGCCTGCTACCTAAATTTAATTCTGGATAAGTCCAGTACCCATAGTCTTCATCATCATTAGTATAGCAACCAAGGTCTACCTCATCTTGGTAATACTTTGTCCTTGTATTATCTGCTTTAAATCTATTATCTACTGGTTTCTTACTAACCCATACAGGCAGGGGTGCAAAAGTCTTATGTACTTCCTGCTCTGCTTTTCTTAAGTCATCATTAACTCGTTGTTGCAAATGCATAGCACCATGCTCATCAAATAGCCACCCATTTTTCTCCTGTACTGAGCATTGCCTTTTAATAGAATACTCTAAATCAATAGCATCCTCACTCAATCCTTTCTGCATTAGCAAGCGATACAATTGAGAAGTTATTTTTACATCCTGTATGCAATAGGCAACCATATCGTCACTTAGTTTTGTCCAGTCATCATGGTCCCCTTTAGGATAGCCTAGGTACTCACCCCAGCTAGCTAGTGAATGACCACCCTCTCTTCTTGGGTTATCCAACTGACTTAGCAAAAGAGTATCATGTATAAAAACATCCTTAAAGTCTATGCCCCAGACTTCTTCTAATACTGGGACATCAAAGGCTATTCCATTATGGAAAACTAGGGTATGACATATGCTCCTATCCTCCAGCCACTGCTTAAACTCCTCAGCCTTGTAGAATACTGTTGTTTCTTGAGAGTATGTATCCTGCACACACACGCACCAGATTATAGTAGCCTCAATACCATCAGTCTCTATGTCACAACTAAAAGTCTGAGGCATCCGACCCTCCCATATCTGGATTGATTCCTTTCTCTAGCCTAGCTTTTTCTGGGTTAAAGTATGCCCATCCAGCTTCACCAGTCTGACCCGTTCTTCTTAACTTAGGTACCCTTATCCTTGTTGAGTTCTTTGTGTACTCATCTTCAGCCAGTTTATCCCTAGAAAATAATATATTTGTATGGCAGGCCTGTGGTATTGCTCCACTACCTTTCACATCATATTC